TACATACTACAACTCAAGCACATGGAAATACATATCCGCCAGTCTTGGTGCTAGTAGATACGATCAGTATAACGGAAACCATTATTGGCATATAGCTGGCTCTGGTTCAGCCGGAGGCACCATCAGCTTCACGCAGGCGATGACGCTGGATGCTTCGGGAAATTTAGCTTTAGGCACATCCTCTGCATCATCGCGTCTACATATTGTAGCTACAAGTTCTGACTTAGCGTCAGCATTTGGTAATGTCGCGGTATTTTCAAATGACAGCCAAGCGCAAGACAAGGGCGGTTCTATCGGCTTCGGCGGTGTTTACACTGGAACATCTATTGCTCAGTGGGCCGGTATTCGCGGCGCTAAAGAAAACGGAACGGACGGCAATTTCGCCGGGTATATGTCGTTTTTTACGCGTGCTAATGGTGGCTCGACAACAGAACGCGCCCGCATCACATCAGCGGGTGACCTGCTGGTTGGGACGACATCTTCCGGTAGCGGTAAGATAGTTGTAAATAATACGCCAACATCGCAGTGGGGCATTGATTTTGCCCAATCAACGGTAACTGTGGCGAATAACTCAAACGCTACAATTCCAGCCGGGTCAGGAATAATTATACTCACAGACGGTAGCCAAACAGGTTGCACAGGAATGTATATAGTTGGTGGCGGAGGCGTGGCTCTAGTCAGTGGCACTACGAGCGGTGGCGGAACAACCTTGTTTGTAACACCTACTACTACGCCAGCAGCAGGAAAAGCCTGCGTAGCTTATGACGGCGCTAACTACAGGATTTACAACAACCAAGGAAATAGCATCGGGTTTACAGTTGCTATGCTCAGGTCAAGGAACTCGAACTAATGGCTAACACATACACATGGGTAATCTCCCAGCTTGACTGCTATCCACAACAGGACGACCACACGGACGTTGTGTTCACCGTTCACTGGCGTAGACAAGCCACTGACGGCAACGGCCACAACGCGGATATATACGGTTCTCAAGGCGTAGTGCTTGACCCAGAAGCGCCGTTCACGCCTTATGCTGATCTGACGGAAGCGCAGGTCATCGGCTGGCTTGAAGAAGCATTCGGCCCTGAAACGCTTGCGGCGCAGGTCGCAGCGCTCGACCAGCAGATCGAAAATCAGATCAATCCGCCTACGGTTTCGCCGCCTCTTCCGTGGAGTGCGCCGCCGGTTGTTGAGCCGCCGGCTCCTGACATGAGCGCGCCGTCTAATTAACCAGCTTGGCGCGGGAGGTTCGTCTGTCCGGCCCGCGCCATGTCTCCACCGGGCAGACACCTTGGAGAAGGTAAATGGAAAAGATCTCAATTGAATTGCCTATTCAGGCATGGGGCTACGTTCTTCAGTCTCTTGCAAAACGTCCCTACGAAGAATCCGCAGATTTAATTGCAGAGATTAAAAAGCAGGGTGACGCAGCGGCAGCGGCTTTATCGACGCCGGCCCAAGAAGTCCCCGAAGAGTAACCATATGACTTTATCAGCGCCGTGAGTTATAATCTCACGGCGTTTGATCTTATGAGGGAAGCATGGCTACCAGCGGGGAATATAGCCTTTATAAAATCACCAATAAACAAAATGGTGATTTTTATATTGGCTTGACCTCAAAAAATGTTGACAAAAGATTTAATGAGCATGTCCGTCATGCGCGCCGAAAGGTAAATAATGGTCATTTTTATAGGGCCATAAATAAATATGGTGCAGATAGTTTTGTTTTAGAAACATTATTCAACGAGCAGTCAAAAGAGGCGGCTATTGAATCCGAAATACTTTTAATACTGGATTTGTCGCCTGCTTATAATTCAACAATGGGTGGTGATGGGACTTCTGGTCATAAAGTAACTCCAGAAGGTCGGTTAAAGATGGGTCGAATCCATATTGGAAATAAATATAATTTAGGACGTAATTGGTCGGATGCCCAAAAAAATGAAATGAGTAAAAAGAAGAAAGGGTGCCTTGCTCCTCCACCCACCGAAAAAATGCAAGAAACTCGTGCGAAAAACATGAGAAAGTCTGCATTTTCAAATAGAAAATCGGTTATATGCATTAATGATGGAATCGAATATAATTCTATTTCTCATGCAGCCGATGCGTATAGGATTCATAAGTCAAGCATTTCAAAGGTTTGTAGAAAAGAAAGAAACTCAATATTTGGCCTAGTGTTCAAATTTAAGGATCTTCAAAATGAGCACTAGCAATACTTATAATTTTAATCCCTCTTTAGGTGAAGTCACCCTCTACGCCTATCAGCTGATAGGTCTGCGCCCGACCAGCCTCGTTCAAGAGCATTTCGACGCCGCCCGCATGGCGACGAATATGATGTTCACGCGCTGGAGCAATCAGGGCGTCAATCTTTGGGAAGTTAAGTTCGTCACCGTCCCGCTCGTTCAAGGCACGTCGTCATATACTGTCCCGGCCAATGCCGTCGTTATGCTGGACGCATTCGTCACGACCGGCACTGCGCCCAACGCAATTGACCGGATTATTCTTCCGATCAGCCGCACAGAATATATGTCCTACCCGAACAAAGCCCAGCAGGGCTTCCCGACGACGTTCTGGTTCGACCGCACCCTGACGCCGACCTTTACGCTTTGGCCCGTCCCGGATGGCTCGCAGGTCTCCCTGACGTATGCCTATGTCTCCCGCATTCAGGACGCCAATCTAAGCGGCACGCAGGAAATGGACATGCCGCCGATATGGCTTGAGGCGATGGTCTATGGCTTGGCTTTCCGGCTTTCGCAGGTCTGGGCGCCGGAGAAGGCGGCGATTATGAAGCCAATGGCGGATGAGTCTTACGATATTGCCGCGGCTCAGAATATCGAAACGGCCAATACTTATTTGTCACCGCAGTTGTCTGGCTATTTCCGATGAGACCGCATGGCCGCGCTACAGTAAGTTCGAGAAATCCTAACGCCTTCGGTATATGCGATAGGTGTGGGTTTCTTTACAACCACAACAGACTGACTTGGCAATTTGACTACGCCGGCGCCGGCTTGATCAACAAGCGCATTCTGGTTTGCGATACCTGCACAGATACCCCACAGCAGCAGCTGCGCGCGATTATCTTGCCGGCAGATCCGACGCCTATCCTCAACCCTCGCGTGCAGGATTATGTGTCGGCCTCGACCGACTATCGCACAACGCAGGGCAATACGGTAAACGCTCAGACCGGCATCCCGGTCATCGGCGGAGATACCCGCCAGACAAATCCGACGCAGCTGCCAATCTTCCAATATGGCTTCCTGATGCTTGAACTTCAGGTCGGCTTTATTGCGCAAGAAGGTGCAATGAGTTCTTTTGGTATTCTGCTTGAAGAAGCGTCTGGAAGACTTCCTCTTGCAACCTATCTGCGCGTTACGCAACAGACTGGCGAGCCGGAAAATGGGCTCAATCCTGCTCCCGGCACTGATTTCAATGCTCCGGGCAATGACGATCCGGGTCTACCGTATGAGAACGTCGTTGTCCCTGTAACCGGCGAGGATGATACATAATGGCCGTCGTTCAGATACCTAACTTACCTGTGGCGACAGCACTTACAGGCGCCGAAGAACTGGAAATTGTTCAGGCGGGCGAAAGCAAGCGCACAACGTCTCAGGCTATCGCCAATCTGGCGCCGGATATGACGTTTCCGGGCTATTGGGCTTCATATTATAGCACTGTGAGCCAGACCAATCCTGTTGGCGGCGCGGTCAATAAGGTGACGTTCAATAATTCGACTGGCAATTACGGCATATCTGTCGCGTCAAACACGCAAATCACCGTGTCGAACGCTGGCGTCTACAGCATCGATTTTACCGCGGAAGTCGACAAGAATGACGGCGGCGCCGATCAGGTCAATTTCTGGTTGATGAAAAATAACTCGAACCTGACGGCAACAAATCGTCGCGCGACGCTTTCTGCTGCGGGAGAAAAAACGCCTGTTTCGGTGAGTTATATACAGTCCCTGAACGCTGGCGATTACCTAGAAATCGCGTGGTCTTCAGCAGATATCGATCTGCTGCTTTATGCGGAAGCCGCTGCTGGTTCCCTGCCGGCTACGCCTTCAATCCTGATGAATATCCAGCTTGTAAGGGAACTGTAAAATGGATCACCAGACGATTTATAACGTCCTGATTGGCCTTATCAGCGCGATGCTTGGCTGGTGGCTAAACAACGTCTGGATGTCGATCAACGAACTTCGCCGTATAGACAAAGAACTGGCCGATAAGGTCGCGTCTATTGAGGTTCTCGTTGCTGGAGAGTATGTGACCAGAGACGAGTTTAACAACGTCATGAGCCAAGTATTTAGCAAGTTGGACAGGATCATGGACGCCGTTAGCAAGAAGGCCGACCGATGAATATGGATTATTTCTTTGACCGTATTCGTCGGGCCGTATTTGGCGGCAAGCTGACGCAAAAGCAGGTCGACGGCATCAACAAAATCATCGCATATCGCGATAGCAATTGGCCGAAGATGTCGGATGACGAACTGGCGTATCTGCTGGCGACGGTTACGCATGAAACGGCCTTCACCATGCAGCCCATTAAAGAAATGGGAAGTCCGGCTTATTTTGCTACGAAGCGCTATGCCCCTGACTGGATCGGCCGCGGATTGATTCAGATAACTTGGAAATACAACTACGTAAAATTCGGCATCCAAAACAATCCTGCAGCGGCTCTAACGTGGCCTGTGGCGCTTGATATTGCGTATCGCGGCATGATTTTTGGGATGTTCACGGGCAAGAAGCTGGCTGATTACATCAAGCCGGGCAAGACGCCTGACTATGTCGGCGCTCGCCGCATCATCAACGGAACGGATCGGGCGAAGCTGATTGCTGGCTATGCTCTTTCCTACCAAGACGCATTGAAACAATCAAAGCAGGGGCAAAAAGCATGAAAAATCTTTTCGTAAATTGGAAAACCACCGTCTCCGGCCTCATCCCGCTGGCGGCTTATGCGCTCAATTACGCCGGCCTTTGGCCGTCTGTGATCCCGCTGCCGCCGTTTGATCAGGTTTGGCCTTTTGTCCTTGCCATCGTCGGCATTGGCGGCACGGCTAAAGATAGCAACGTCACCGGCGGGACGACCCACCAGTGATAGCCTATGTTATCGCCGGGATTATCGGCGCCGTCCTGTATTCTTTAGGCGCTTTGGCGCTCAAGATGATCAAGGAAGGCGGCGCGGCGGAAGAAAAGGCGAAAGAGGCAGGTAAAGCCGCCTCTATTTCTAAGGATCAGGCGGAAATAATCGCCCAGCCGAAGACGACCGATGAGACGATTGCTGATCTCGACAATAATCGCTTTTAGCGTTTCGGCATGCCAATCGACGAGCGGAGGCGGTTGTCCTCCGCTTATCAATTACAGCGCTGCGCAACAAAAACAGGCCGCTAATGAACTTCGCAAAATGCACAGCGAGGCTCAAGTCGCCAAGATGATCACAGACTACGGGAAGCTTAGGGCGGCCTGTCGGGTCGGAAGGTAGTAACCGCCCCGAAAAGTATGGTAATATACCGCTGAAATACGGGGTTTTCGATGACTACGGGCCTAAGCTACGACGGATCTATTTCTGGGACGACCAGCTATATCACCCAGATCTCCACAATGGCCGTTGTCGAGCCGACAAATAGTGATTTTCTGAACATTCTTCCTCAGATGATCACCTATGCCGAAAATCGGATCTATCGCGATCTCGACTTTGTCTTCACATCCGTATCAAACACCAGTTTCTCCCTTCCTGTAGGGACAAGATCAATAACCGTCCCTGCGGGGACGAATTTTGCCGCCGGCGCCCCATACGGCGGCGGCGTTCTTGTCGTTCCTGAGCAGATCAATTTGCTTACGCCGGCCGGATCCACAAACCCGGATAACGCCATTCGCGTCCCTTTGATGCCCGTCACGAAGGAATTTCTGGATGCGGTATTTGGCGCTTCTTCTAGTGTAAGCCAGCCGAAGTATTTTGCCGTCTTCGACGACTATACCTTCCTTGTCGGCCCCTATTCTGACGCGACTTATACGGTCGAGATCGTCGGCACGTTCCGTCCGGTTAGCATGTCGTCGAGCAATAAGACGACGTTTATTAGCTTATATTTGCCAGATCTCTTTATTATGGCGAGCATGATCTATATCGCCGCCTATCAGCGCAACTTCTCCAGCGCTGCTGGTAATGACCCGCAAATGCCGGTCACATATGAAACGCAGTATCAGACGCTTCTGCGTGGCGCTATGTCCGAAGAAAACCGCAAGAAGTTCGAGGCTGCAGGCTGGACGTCACAGTCTGCTTCCGCCACATCGACGCCGTCGAGAGGGTGATAAATGCCGCATTCGACGCTTAAACTCCTTCCCGGCGTTGATGAGAACAGGACGATTGCCCTCAACGAAGCGGCGATTTCTTATTCTCAGCTTGTGCGTTTTGTCCCTGACAAACAGGGGCTGGGTCTCGTTCAGAAGCTTGGCGGCTGGACGCGATACTTCTCTTCCAATGTTGGATCTATTGTCCGCGCCCTCTGGGCTTGGCAGGACACAAATAACGTCGACTATCTCGCGCTTGGCGCGCAGTCGCGTTCTTCGTCGATAACGTCTGCGACGAGATCTGGGTCTACGGTCACAATCGTTTACAGCGGCTCGAACAGTTACGCCGTCGGCGATACAATTGTTACGACCGGCCTGAGCAATAGCGCGCTTAATGGCACATTTACTGTTACTACATCTTCCCCGGGGCAAATAACCTTTACTACCTCCAGTTCGGGCGTCATCGGAAATAGCGCCCCCGGAACGATTTACGCCGGCGATGGCCTTTCGGTCATTGAAGGCGCTTCTCGCGCAATCATCACGCCGCGGTCACAGCTTCTCAATGTTGGCGTTCTTGCAGATACGCAGCTGGGTAGCCCGTTTGTGACCCTGACGGCCGTGGC